CTTTGGCTGTGTTCTAAACGAACATGACGAAAGGCGAGTCAGCTTCAACCGACAAGCCCTCCGGCGTGGGCTATGCCGAACCGAAGTCTGACACTACCCAGCGCCCCGTGCTCAGCACGGGGACGCTGCCAATCGTGACTCTCTTGAGGGTCCCGAAGGGCATTCGTGGGAGCTGTTCCTGTGATACGGACTGCTTCCACGTCTCCTTCTTCGAGTTGAACTCGTTGAAGAAGCCACTGGAGTCGATAGAGGTGTGTCACAACGCACCGAATATCTACGACCAGTACCTCCCCCGCTTCCTTACGGGAAGGGAGGGGAAGCGTCGCTCGTTCCTGGAGGTGAAAACCGGCCAGGAGCTGAACGACATACTTTTCAAAGGGACCTACTTCTGGAGGTCCTTTTGGAATGGCCGCGTTGCACAACAAGTTGTGTACGAGGCTCTACAGACCGCGACCGGACTCCCGCGAGGGAGCACGCTCGGGGCTCTGCTGGCTGGGCCGTGCATCGAGCGCGGTCTTCGCCTGTTGAGGAACGCGTTGACAAACGTCGACGGCGTCCTCGTGCCTTTCTACCTGAGCTTTCAGGGAGACAAGGCCGTGAACCGGTGGGCATTCTTTGACAGGATGGCCGCCGGTCTGGTCCGCGGTTTCGTTCACGATACCGTGTTGACCGATCCGAACGCAGTTACGTACTACGAACGGGTCAAGAAGACGAGGAACCTGATCAAGGACCTCGGATTCAAGGAGGCTATTGCGCTCGCGCGCGATAGCATCCCGGACGACCTCTGGTTTTTCCGAGAGGTCGTTCGAGCCGCGTCCGGCGGGATGAATCCCGCCGTCGCGAAGGTGCTGGCGCTGAATACTCAGACGCGCAGCATCGGGCTCCCCCCGCCGCAAATGCGGGTGGCAGCCTACCGGAAGTTCTACGCCGTAGCGTCGAGCGTCCCGGAACCGCTTCCCCAGGTCGAACTGGAGGAAGTGGTACGAGGCGCGAGGGAGGTTTGCAACTCCATCGCACCTGACCGCGAGTCACTCATTCGAGTGATGTTGCGGGCGCAGCTCGAGGAAAAGATTTCACTCTCTTCCTCGGCGGAGCTTGACGTCATCCAATCGGAGGGCGGAAAGCTTGAGGCGGCCCGGAGGTTAATCCAGGCCGTCCTCCCGCAGGAGGTCATCGACCTCTATACGGGAGCCGGCACGGGTGTGTTTATCACCCGCGCCGACCTCGAGGGGGGTACGCGTACCCCCGGCGAGGTTGTGTTCATGAACTCCATTCAGAAGTTCAGGGACAAAGTCGACCTGGAGAGATTGTATCTCGTCAGGGCGATCGCCGTCGCCGCTCCGGGTAAGTACCGGATCGCGACCGCGAGTGCATTGGAGCATGCTGCTCTGCTGCAACCGCTGGCGCACGTCTTAAAGGTGTGCGTCGCGGAACTGGAGTCGACCCGAGCGGGTATGACTGCAGGTAACCACCTGTGGGAGTTTTACTCTCGCATTCGTGGTACGGACATCCAGGTCGCTTCGACCGAGGAAGTCCCGATCAGCCGAGAACTTTGGTTCTCGTCTGAAGATTGGGAAGCGGCGTCCGACTCTCTTCGTAGAGATTCGAGCGCCGCCGCCCTGATGGTCCTCGGGAGGCGTTTTGGCCTGCCCGACTACTATCTGAGGCTGTGCGCGGAAGTTTTGACACATCCGCGCATCGTCTCGATGCCCGCGAATCTCCCTGAGGATATTCCGCGAGTTTTCATTTCGACGTCGGGTGTCCTGATGGGAGACCCAGCGACGAAGATCATCCTGCAGATGTCTCATAACATCTGCAGGTGGTCTGCTTGGGGGAGGCTTCAAGCCTTCACCAAGCAGTCGTCTCTCCTCCGCGGGTTCGCCCCGGAGAGAGAGCCTGGCCCGACGTCCTCCTGGGAGGTCGATCGGGACGGAAACTTCGACGTCGGCCTAGCGGCCGACGCCGGAGTCGAGGCGGACGCGCCCTCCTATCGGAGGACACGTCTGCGACGTCGCCGTGAGGACCCTCGGGAACTCGCTGGCGCCGTACGCGTGAAGGAGACTCTCATCAAGAGTCGTCCTGCACGCATTGCGCGGTTCCAGTCTCTGCTTGCAGAGCAACCGCGCGGTCCACCAACCCAAAATCGATTGGTGGGAGCGCTCGGCGAATTCTTTAGAATCGCCGGGCGCGCGCCTGCGGACCCCTGACGGGGCCACAGACGCTAATCCGGTCGGGTGCGCAAGCACTTACCCGGATAAGCCCATGGGTGTTGATAACCGTATCGACGCTCGTGTCGCCGACCTTTTAGGTCATCGCCATAGGC